GCAAATCTTGGTTGCCAGAAAAAATATCGAGACGGATATTTTGGTTGCAATCATCCGAGATGGTTGTATCACAGATGTGCGGTTTTTCCCCCTAGAAATGCTTGAGACAATCAAGGGTGACTCCGCGTGACATAGTTGCGAGAAACCGTTAACTTAGGGCCTGGGTGTTTAAAAATGATTCACGCACTATTACCAAGTATCTTATCTATCGTGGGGGAGGCCGTTGGGCGCTTCTTACCCGAAGATAAGGAAGCACGGGCAAAGGCCGAGCGCGATATCGAGGCGCAGTTATCGGCACACTTGGCAAAAATCGATCTTGCACAATTGGAAGTTTCCAAGCAAGAGGCTGCCCATCGCTCTATCTTTGTCGCTGGTTGGCGCCCCTTTATCGGGTGGGCATGCGGTAGTGCCCTAGCCTGGACATACATCGTGCAGCCCGTACTCTCTTTTGTATTGGCGCAGACGGGTCATCTCGTGCCGCTACCCTTACTCGATATGGGCCAAATGATGCCCGTTCTCATGGGCATGCTTGGGCTTGGTGGCCTCCGCACATTTGAAAAATTCAAGAAGGTAAGTAACTAATGGCTCGAGAACCTATTTCCTTGATCGATGAGGCGTTGCCCCCGCAAGGAATGCCCGTGGGAGGGTTGATGAATGACGAGGAAATTGAAATAGAGGAAATTGAGGAACCTACCGATATTATGGAGGAGGAAGACGGCTCCGTTACCCTTAATTTTGAGGAGATGCTTTCCCAAGAGCTTCAAACGGAGCCCGATGCTAATTTAGCGGAGGTAATTGACGAGCGGGCGCTGATGTCGATTTCCTCAGAGCTTCTCGGTTACTACGAGGACGACAAGAGCGGACGCCAAGAATGGGAGGATGCTTACACCGATGGTCTAGGGCTTCTTGGCATTAAATACGAGGACCGAGAGGAACCCTTCCGTGGTTCCAGTGGTGTAACGCATCCGCTAATAGCCGAGGCTGTAACCCAGTTCCAGGCACAAGCCTATAAAGAACTTCTTCCCAGTTCCGGGCCAGTCCGCACCCAGGTTGTCGGTGCGGCCACTCCCGACATAGAGGCCCAAGCTCTCCGCGTCCAGGAGTTCATGAACTACCAGATCACGCATGTGATGGAGGAGTACGACCCAGAAATGGATCGCCTCCTTTTTTATCTCCCCTTGGCCGGAAGTGCCTTCAAGAAGACCTACTTTGACGACATTCTAGACCGTGCGGTCTCGCGCTTTGTGCCGGCGGACGATCTNTTGGTCCCCTACAATGCGACGGATCTTCAATCGGCCTCGCGGATCACGCATGTCATTCGTATGAACACGAATGATGTCCGCAAGTTCCAGGCCGGCGGTTTTTACCGAGACATAGATCTCTTGCCCTATGAAGCCGATGACGAATTACGTGAAAAAGAACGTAGTTTGATAGGAATTGAGAAATCTGGCGCTGATGATCAGGACTGTACCATACTAGAGGTCCACACAGACCTCGATCTTCCGGGTTTTGAGCACACCAGCCCTCTTGATGGTGCTCCGACAGGCATTAAACTCCCCTATATCGTGACTATTGACGAGGGTAGTTCCAAAATTCTGGCTGTTCGCAGAAACTGGCGCGAGGGCGACGAGCTCTACCGGAAAACCCAGTATTTTTCACATTATAAGTTCTTACCGGGGCTGGGCTTTTATGGCTTTGGTCTGCTTCATATGATTGGGGGTCTGGGTCGATCTGCAACATCCATTTTGAGGCAACTGATCGATGCCGGCACTTTGGCTAATCTTCCTGCTGGGTTTAAAGCTCGTGGTATTCGCATTCGTGATGCTGATGAGCCTCTTTCTCCTGGTGAGTTCCGCGATATTGATGTTCCCGGTGGGGCTTTACGAGAAAGTATACTCCCGCTTCCGTACAAAGAACCAAGCCAAACCCTGATGGCCCTTTTGGGCTTTGTAGTTGACGCGGGTCGTAGATTCGCCGCTATTGCTGATTTACAAGTGGGAGACGGCAATCAGCAAGCGGCAGTAGGAACAACCGTTGCTCTTCTTGAGCGCGGATCGAAGGTGATGTCGGCCATACACAAACGACTGCATTATGCACAGAAACAAGAGTTTAGGATGCTAGCTCGTGTGTTCGCCGAATCTCTCCCTCCAATGTACCCCTATAATGTGTACGGAGCGGAATCTGCCGTTAAGCAAATGGACTTTGACGAGCGGGTGGATGTTCTTCCAGTTTCGGACCCCAACATCTTCTCCATGTCACAACGGCTTGCTTTGGCCCAGACGCAACTTCAGTTGGCTCAATCCAATCCCCAGATGCATAATTTATACGAGGCTTATCGCCGCATTTATGAGGCTATTGGCGTTCATAATATTGAAGGTATATTGCCGAAACCCCAACCTCCGCAGCCCACCGATCCAGCTATCGAGAACTCTAGGGCTATTATTCAGGAGTCTTTGCAAGCGTTCCCTGGCCAGGATCATTCGGCCCATATGAAGGCCCACATTATTTTCATGAAGACGCCCATTCCCGCTTCCTCACCACCCGTGTTCGCTCTTCTCCAGGTTCATTTGTGCGAGCACATCGCCCTTCAGGCTCGTGGTGTCGTGGACATGGAAGCGAGAGCACTTATGCAAGCAGCCGCGCAAGCGGGCCAGCAACCACCGCCCGTGGATGCGGAGGCACGGGTCGCGGAGCTTATAGCGCAGTACACTGAAGAGATTATGGCTGCCCTTATGCCACCGCCAGAGGGCGAAAATGATCCTCTTGTGCAGCTTCGCTCCAAGGAATTGGATATCAAGGCCGCTGACATACAGCGCAAGGCGGAGGAATTTGCCGTCAAGCATGAGTTCGAGGAAGAGAAGGAAGAGGAGCGTCAGGATTTGGTCCGCGAGAAGATCGATTCCCAGGAAGATATTGCCTTACTTCGTGCGGAAGTTAATCGTGAGCGCATGGAGCAACAGGCACAGCGAGAAAGTAAGGTTTAAATGACCATCTCCCGTGCTCAAACGGGGAAACAATTAATGGGCCGAGGAGGGGGAACATCGATGCCTATTCGGAAAGTAAAAGGCGGCTGGACTTTTTCCAGTTCCGGGCGGCCTTTATATAAAACGCTTGCGGCAGCAAAACGAGCCTATAAGGCGTATTTGGCGAAGAAGAATGCATGATGTTTCACATGAAACATTTAGGAGAGAAAAATGCCTGACCAAAATAGTACGGTAAAGCAGATGTCCGAACAGATGGATATTGCTGGAGAGAAGGCTGATAGTCTTCTGGAAGACGCCCAAATGATTAATGACATGGCTGGTTATGAAGAAGGTGGCCATGTTGAATGGGGGCGCGAAAAGCTTGAGCGTGGCACTGAGCAATTAATACAAGGCAGCGAGTTCCAGGTTCGAGGTCGATATTTCAACAACAATGATGGAAAAGGAACTTTCTGATGGGTATTAAGCCAACGAAGAGGGTAGGATTCAAAGGCACGTGGGACGAAAAATCCAACGCGGATCGACGCTGGGGGAAAAAACTTCTCGAGTCTGGTAAAACAAAATCCAACGCGGATCGACGCCGGGCGAGACGCCGGAATATGATGCTTAAAGAGATTCTTGGAGAAGGCTCTAAAAACGTATCCAACGCGGATCGACGCCGGGCGGAAGAACTTTTCGGTGACCGCTGGGCGCCTATTCGGCAGTCTGGTGGAACAATATCCGACGCGGACTTCCTGAATCGCAACGATGGTGGTATGGCCAAGAAAACGAGGACTTTCTGATGGCTGACATTGATGGGGAACAGTCTGCGGGGAGAACGTCGGCCCGAAAAAAGGAAAAAATTACTAATGCGGATGTAACGGAAGCCCTTGCTGTTATAACTTCTGGAGCAAGAGGGTTTGACAAGGGGTACGCAGAAGCAATCTTGGAAGGAGCAACTCTTGAACAGAAAGCTGCCGCTAGAAAGGCTCTGAACATACCTGAAGGAATGAATATGGGAGGAGTTATCGTGGATGACCTTGGCTACATGCAAGGTGGAATGAGCTACGATAACAAATCAGGGGTCAAGTATTCCGAAGGTGGTGCTGTTAAAGGCAAAACTTTTAGGGGCTCTTTTTAGGGATGGCGTACCCTAAAACATTCCCCACCAAAGAAGAGGCTTTGAAACATATTGAGCAAAACCCAGACGCCGGCTTCAGCGTTAAAAGGACAGAGAAGGGGTATAAAGTATCACCAGGGATGCCTAAAATCCCCACCACGGGACTCCCGGCAGGAAAGCGGACCAAACGCCCCATCGGGAGAGTTAAACTCCCCCGAGTTAAACTCTCCCGAGGGGGGACCCTACGTGGGAAAGGTTTTAGCGGTATTTATTAATGGCTGACCCAACAACCTTTGCGTATTCTGTATTAAAGGCTATACAGGGGCGCATAGACCTTACTCAGGACTCTATTCTCCACGGAAGTCCCAAAGACATGGAGGCTTATCGGCAATTGATTGGAGAACTTAGGGGCCTGGAATTTGCAGAACAGGAGATAAAGGATCTCCTGCAATCATCGGAGGAGGAATGACGAAAACACTTTATGTGCCAGACCATATTCTGGACTCACAGGAAAAGAAACGTGAAGCTGCCTTATCCTCTGCGTATGTTAACCAGGACGATAAAGTTCTCGATCCGTCCCTGGTTTCTAAGGGCCTGAAAGAAAGGTTGCCGCAGCCAACAGGGTGGCGTCTTCTGGTAATGCCCTACATGGGGAAACCCACCACTGATGGCGGTATTCATATTCCTGATTCTGTGCGAGACAGGGAGGCCTTAGCTACTGTGGTTGCGTATGTCTTGGGGGTTGGACCCCTTGCGTACCAGGACCGCAATAAGTTTGGGAATCCTTTTGATGACGCCCAAGAAGGGGCTTGGTGTAAGGAGGGGGACTGGGTGTGCATTGGCCGTTATGCCGGCGCTCGCTTCAAGATTAGCGGCGGTGAAGTCCGCATCATCAATGATGATGAGGTTATCGCAACTATTTTAGAGCCCGATGATATCAAGCATGTATAGCAACCAGGGAGCAACCATGGAGAGGAACCATGCAGGAAGAATCTAAAATTGATGTTGGAGATACTGAGGAAGAGGCAGTTGATGTTGATTTGTCCTCAGAACAAGAGGAACCCGAGAAAGTTGAGGTATCCGAAGATTCCACGGAGGAATTAGAGCAATACAGTGCCGGGGTTCAAAACCGCATTAACAACTTGACCAAACGCTTCCGGGAAGAGGAACGCCAAAAACAATCGGCTATCGATTTCGCGGAAAAGGTGCGTCAGGAAAATGAAAGCCTTAAACAACGAATAGGGTCGCTTGACGAGGGTTATCAACAGCAGTTTGAGACTCGAGTAAAGAGCCAGATGGACTCCGCCAAAGAGTTTTTGAAACAAGCTCATGAAACGGGGGATGTTGACAAGATCGTTGAGGCCCAAGAGGCCCTAGCAAACCTATCCGTGGAAAAGGGTTCTCTTCGGGCCGCTCGAGCGCAATCCCCGAAAGCAGAGCCCCCTCCTCAAGCTGCTCCGGCAGCGAGTGCCCCCCCTCCTGAAGCGGCGCCTACGCCTGATCCGAAAGCCGAGGCTTGGGCCGCTGAAAATGGTTGGTTTGGCCAAGATGAGGTTATGACCTATGGTGCTTTTGGCATCCATAGACGGTTAGTAGAAGATGAAGGGTTTGACCCGCAGTCTGATTCATACTATGCTGAAATTGATAAAAGACTAAGGTCAGAATTTCCGCATAAATTTGATCAAAAGTCTAGAAACACCGGGGGAAGCCGTAAGGTTGCGTCAGCCGAGGCCTCCGCATCCCGCAACAGAAGTGGACGGAAAACTGTGCGATTAACGCCTTCTCAAGTTTCCATAGCTAAGAGGTTAAACGTGCCTCTTGAAGAATATGCTAAATATGTGAGGGATTGATCATGCCTACTGAGAACACAACTCGCCAAAAGTCTACGAGAACGCCTAGGACCAATCAAACTCGTGCTGAACAAGCGCGCAGAGAACCTTGGAAACCACCGTCCATGTTGGACGCACCTCCCGCACCGGAAGGCTATAAACATCGGTGGATACGGGCAGAAGTTATGGGTTTTGACGACCGCAAAAATATATCGGCTCGCTCCCGAGAGGGTTGGGAACTGGTGCGCGGTGATGAATACCCCGACTTTGATATCCCCACCATCGATGATGGAAAACATGCGGGTATAATTGGTGTTGGTGGCCTTCTATTAGCCAGGGTTCCGGCTGAGATTGTTGAGGAACGCAACGAGTACTATCGTGGCATGACTCAGAATCAAATGACCGCTGTTGATAACGACTTAGCTCGTGAACAACATCCAGCTATGCCTATCAACAAGCCTGATAGGCAAACTCGTGTAACTTTTGGTGGCCCTCAAGACGAGGGCCAGGAGTCATAAATTATGGCAAACAGTAACGGAAGTTTTGGGCTTCGCCCCCTGCGTAAGCTAGGGGAAGGCTCAAATTCTACCGGGGTTGCCAATTACACGATGTATGAGATTGCCAATGGCAATACTAGCAAGATCTATCACGGCTCGCCTGTTATTCCCCTATCTACAGGGTATATTGACATCGTAGGCGCTGCCGCTGGTGGTACGGTTAGTCTTGTTGGCGTTTTCATGGGTTGTGAATACGTGGATAGCACGTCTGGCAAACCCGTATGGAAGAACTACTGGCCAGGATCAGGGGCGGATAGTAACCACCCCGTTAAGGCGTATGTCGCAGATGATCCAAACCAGTTGTTTGTAATTGCTACTGACGCAACGTGGACGAGTAAAGCTACTGCTCGTGCCGCCGTCTTTGCAAACGCAAACTTCTCTACGGCTACTACTGGCACCGACGCAACTGGTGTTTCTCTTGGTCGCTTGGATATTAGCACGATTGCTACTACCAATACCCTGAACATGCGTGTCATGGGTTGGCAAGACGATCCCGAGAATGCTGATTTCTCGGCTGCCGGTATCGGCGCAATTGTACGGTTGAACAACAGCTTTAATGCCCCGACTGGGTCCATTGCAGCTGGTACTGTTTCAACCACTGGCGTATAGGAGAGCTGAAAATGGCTATTAGTAGAGCCCAACTAGCTAAAGAGCTAGAGCCTGGACTCAACGCCCTTTTCGGCCTTGAGTATGCTAGGTATGATGACGAAGCAGCTGAGATCTATGAAACTGAATCCTCAGAACGAGCATTTGAGGAGGAAGTTATGCTGGCCGGTTTTGGGTCGGCTCCAGTGAAGGCTGAAGGTACAGCCGTTTCGTTTGATGACGCCCAAGAAGCGTACACCGCAAGGTATACGCACGAGACTATCGCGCTTGCTTTCTCCATCACGGAAGAGGCAATCGAGGATAATCTCTACGACCGTCTGGCTTCGCGTTATACGAAGGCCTTGGCGCGTAGTATGGCCAACACCAAACAGGTGAAGGGTGCAGCTACGTTGAACAATGCTTTCGATAGCTCGTATACGGGCGGTGATGCCAAGGAGCTTTGTGCAACGGATCATCCTCTTACGAACAATAACGATCTTCGTAATGAGCCGAGCACAGCTGCTGACCTAAACGAAACCAGCCTTGAGAATGCCCTCATTGACATCGCAGCTTTTGTCGATGAGCGTGGCCTGAAGGTTTCTGTTCGTGGAGGAAAACTGATTGTTCCGCCAGCACTTCAATTTGTTGCGGATCGCCTGTTGGAATCCACTCTTCGTCCGGGTACGGCGGATAACGACATCAACGCCTCGAGGAACATGGGCATGCTTCCTCAAGGTTATGTTGTTAACCACTACTTGACGGATACAGATGCTTGGTTCGTTTTGACGGATGCTCCAAGAGGATTCATCCACTTTGAGCGTATGCCCTTGTCCACGAAGATGGAAGGTGACTTTGACACCGGAAATGTGCGGTTTAAGGCCCGCCAGCGTTATAGCTTTGGCTGGTCCGACCCACGTTGTGTGTTCGGCTCTCCTGGCGCGTGAAAACTGGGGAGAGGGGCAACCCTCTCCCTCCTTTCTGGGATAATCTAGCCCTAGCGACTGACCCAGCAGACGCTTACGAAGACTCTAGGGCAAAACCTTTGTAAGGAGGTGTACCATGGGTACGACACGTTTTTCTGGTCCAATTATGTACAGCGGTCACGGCAGTGATGCCAGCGCTTTAGGATCATGGTTTAAAAATCTTCCGATGCAGATCAATCCTGATTTTGTCTTCAAGTATGATGACTTTACGGGGATTGATATTGATGACACTGACGACTGGACAAAGGAAGTCCTCAATAGTGGTACATTAACTTGCCTAGCAGATCATGTTGGCGGATGGGC